TAGCCGTAGCCGTAGCCGTAGCCGTAGCCGTAGCCGTCGCCGTAGCCGTCGCCGTAGCCGTCGCCGTAGCCGTCGCCGTAGCCGTAGCCGTAGCCGTCGCCGTCGCCGTAGCCGTCGCCGTAGCCGGAGCCGTAGCCGTCGCCGTCGCCGTCGCCGTAGCCGTAGCTTTTAGCCCATTCCGGCAAACTACCGTTCAGGACTTGAAGCATGGAGCGCTCTCCCATGCATCGACAGCGGCCGGAGTTACCTCGAAAACGCCGGTCACCTTCCGAAGCTCGCCGTCTGCACGAGCACCAATACGGCAACCTTTCCCAGGACCGAATTCAGCAAGACCTGCAAATCCACCAGTCTTACTGTCCCAGTAAATACAGTTGCGCATACCGGTCAACTTGATCGTGTCGCCGCTGGTGTCGTCCGCATATCCGAAAAACACGCCGCGATATTCGGTGGTCACAAGAACAGGGCGCTTTCCTTCGTTTGGCATTTGATTCCTCCGATGAATTTTGAAAATGTGCCGCTATTTCCCGGCTGCCAGCGACCCTCCCAGATCACATGTCAGTCTTGTCCCCCGGTTGTTTAAGGCGGGCCGCAAGGCTGCTAAAACTCTGTTGCTTCGTTTGCTCGGTTGCTGCGGTGAATTGCTTGCTCGATGGATTCATTATCACAAACGTGTTTTGAAAAGTCAACACGAACGTGATTAGAAATGCGAAAATATTTCCACACCCGCGCAACGGGCGAAAAAAATCCCGGACTGGCCGGGCACGAAATGAAAGGGAAGCAAGATGAGCGAATTTCAGCCGGTCACCACAAAGGCCGAATTAGAACTCCTGGATGAGTCAGATATGGTTGCTGGCTATATGGCTGGCTTTGCCGGTGAGCCAGAGCCTGGCAGCGATAAAAGTCGGTCTTACTGGCACGGGTGGCGAAATGGCATGGTGGATAGCGGGAGGGAACAGATCGATGCAGCTCAACAGATGCTGGCGCGGGAGGTTGTTGGGCGCTATGTCGGCCTGCACTAGGCGTAAAAAAGCCCGCTCGGCGGGCGTGAAGGCGGTGCTAAAAATGGCGCAAATTCGCCGAAAAGCCGCATGAATGCTTGATTTAAGGCAGGACCCAAGCCGGGCACGGAAAATAAAAAAGCCACCTGGTTAGGTGGCTTTAACTCGCTCTAAAGAGGTCGCACTTAAGGGACACCGCATTGAGCTGAGTTTTTTTGAATTCTTTGCTTAGGCTGCGAGTGGTATTTTGTTATGGTCTTCAAGAATAGCGCCGATTTCTTCCCACTGCCGCCTAATGTCTTTGGCTACGGCAATGGCGGCGTCCAGCCTCTGGATAAGCTCGGCCTTTGAATCGCGCTCCGGCCCATCTGTGCGGTTATTCAGTTCCATAATTTTCTCCCGTTAAGACACACTGTGTCATCTACTAGACATTAAAAACACGCCTGAGTTTCCAGTTCATTCATGGCGCTATCGAAATCTTCTCGCCTACCTTCGCGCAGCGCTACCGCAACCAATTCCATTGTTGTCAGTTGCCGCTTGGCGTTGAGCATCTTCCGCTTTTCGTCGTATTCAAGTCCATTCTCATTGATGAAGGTATCAATCATTTCATCGAGAATGCGGATCGAAACCATTATTTGGTGAATATTCGGATTCGGGATAATTTCCATTCCGATGAATCCGTATCGCTTTGCATGGACAATTGCCACATTGCTTGATGCGAAAACCTCTTCCCAAACCTTGTTTACCCTATCCTTGATCGCTGCATCTTGCAGGAGCGGTATATTCTTGTCGTCCATGTTGCCGCCTAAAAATTAAAAGCTTTTGATTATACACAACGCTTTTGTTGAAATGCGGCTTCGCACAAATTCAATATATCAAAATAGTGCTTCCATGCATATCTTTAGTGGCAAAAGGTTGAGATTTGTTCCATTAATTATTACTACGCAGTTTCCATCTCCACCTTTAGGGCAAAAGCCCGCATATGCGGGCTCTATGGATTGCTTGTTGGTGTGGCTATCTTGTGTCAGAGGGCGGCGTCACCCTATATCCCCGATTTTCCATGCAAAACTTGAAGACCTCGCGCTGCTTTGCCTTTTCCGCCTCAATGGCAATAGGTGCGCCGATGATGGTTAGGCCGGCCAGAAAAGAGCCAGCTTGGCGCTCGTTGGTATTGGCCTCGTGAAAAGCGCGGTCTTTGCAAACCAACATGTCCTGCTCCATCTGGACCTTGGTGACGCCATCCGGAGCATGCACGTAGCCGAGCGGGAAGGAACCGCATCCAATGAGGGCAAGAGCTGCGAGTAAAACAACCTTCTTCATTTATATCCCCTTAGTTTCCCCATGGTATTAAACCATAAACACTGCCTATCGGCATCACATGAATTCGGGAAATTTAAAAGCCCGGTCGTGGCAGGCTATTCTCATTCATGAGAAGTTTTGGCAGAAATAAAAAACCCTCCGCGAGGGGAGGGTTAGAACCGGTGAGCGATTCCGCAGTCTTTCATAATGCCATTGGCAGTATGTCTAGACCAGCAATTAAACGGGACAATTTGGTGATGTGAGCCTCGACACCATACTTCGTGTGAGCCTTTTCCTTGGCGTAGGTAAGTAAATCCGTGAAGTTTGAGTTGCTCGATAACTAGCTTGTAATAACCGTTCATGCAGGGCAAATGCGCAAATCGGTAACCGGTCGCGCAATTGCCTCATCGTGCAGTTGCAGTTTCAATAGCTCATGGGTCGCACCCTTTACCTCAGACAATAGTTCGTCCATGGTTGGCGCTTCGCAGACCAGGCCGCGCAAATCATTGCTCGTTGCGACAAAGACGCCAGCCTCATCGTCATGCATAACGTTAATACGTAGCGCCATTGGCACGCCGCAACGAGCAAGCAATTTCCAAAATGGATAGCCAATTCGATACATAGTAGCTCCCGCCCGTAATGTAAAAACCATATTATTTTTATGTTTCAATATAGCAAATGATAATCGGTGTAAACCACTTTTGACGTGATGTAGATCACATCGCCACATCAAAGATCTTTGCTTCCCATTAGTGACTTAAAAGAAGGCTTGGTTCCCGCGCCGCCACTCCCAAGGCGGCGCGACACATTACCCAAAACCTTGCCCTCCAGCATCGCATATTCATGGGGTGTCAGTATCTTTCCCAAGCCTAATATACACGCCATCGCGCCCCCAGCGGCGGATTAACTCGTCGATCAGCTCGCCGTCTGTAAAGTCTTTCAGTTGGTTGCGCTCTGCAAAGCTCTCTTCCAAGCGCTGCGATATTTCAGAATTGAGCGACCAGTCCGGTGTTTTGGATTTTTTCTTTTGCACAACGGCATCAAGTTTTGCTTTTAGGTCTGGCTGCAGGCGCAAGCCATAGGGTGCGATATCTCTGTATTTCATCGGGCAGAGAGTACTAATTAAGCACTCTCTGCAACAGCTACACGCGTGTATCAGTGTAGTTGCAACTATTTCTAGTTAACTTGCTCTAAAAACTAAGTCTTCTACGCATGGTTTTCCCGTGGAATCTGCAGTACACTGTGTTTACATACAGCTCTTACATTTCGTATCAATTCCAATATGCAACTAAGCCGTAACGGTTTATTCTTAACCATATAGCGAGGAGTGGATATGCTTACGCAGCGAGATAGAGCAGAACTGTTGGCGGCGTTAATGGAGTTAGCCAAAAAGATGACGGATGATGACCTTATAGATACGGTTGGCTTCGTGAGGGATTCTGTCAGAGATAACCCGCGCCAGGATACCACTATGCCACTTAGACAAGTTTACCCAGAACCTCTTGTCGCTCGCCGCTAGTATGCTTTTTAGAACTCTTTTGGACATTGTCGGCCATCCGAAGAATCCGCCGTTGTCCAGCTTCGTCTGATTGCCAATATATATAGGCTATGCGTTGAAATCTTTCTAACGCGACGTTGTGAACTGTATCATTCACAGCAACTTGCTTGGCAGGGGCATCATGTTGTGTGTGATCGCTCTTTTCTGGTGAACGTGCACCGCCCTCCGCAAGCCATAGTGCATCAACCTCAAGCACATCTGCTATGAGAGCCACCTTTCTGCTTGTCAGTCGAATCCCTGCCTCAAGATTCCCTATTGTTGATTGGGAGACTTTGACAGCCTTTGCCAGTTGCCCCTGAGTCATCCCCTTTTTTTCTCGCGCCCACGCAAGGCGCTTAGCCAGAGTATCCATATCACGAATGTAATTTAAAACGCAATCACGTTGGTGTTTGCTAGCAATCACGTTGGTGTTTCCCTGCCGAACACATATGTGTTGACTTATGCAAACACGTACGTGATAATGGATTCATGGACATGCAAAAAATAGTTTCTGAGCTGCTTTCGACTGGGCTGACCCAACAGGGATTGGCTGACTTGGTCCCTTGCAAGCAGCCGACGATCAACGCTTATTTGCACAGAAAAAGAGGAATGCGGCCTTCCCTCGAAATCGGGAACCGCTTGATCGACTTGCATAGAGAGCGTGTTCTTGGACAGAAAGGCGCTACCCGCCGAAAAAATTCGGACCGTCGCAAAAAGATCTCTCCCTGAGGCACTTCGGGCGGTCGCCAGTACGGGGCCGCCCAATTTTGTTGCCAAAGAAAGGTTATTGAGGCAGATCAGAAGAATTCGAGATTGATTGAACCGATTCATTTTTTTACACAACAACTGCAGCACTTTTACAAGGAAGAAACATGAACAAGAAGCCAGCCCGTCACATCGTCGTGAAAACACTGATGAATGCAGACGAATTCCTCGAGTTTGATCAGGCATGCAAAGAAGCCGACAAGACGCACAGCGCAAAGCTGCGCGAAATGGCGAAGAACTTTGCGACTGGTAGAAATGATAGGCGTCGGCGCTCTCGTAGTGAATGGCCCGCACAGGTACATAACCAGGCCATGTTTTTTCCGTCTCGTGTGAACTATGGCGCGATGCCGCATATGCGGATGCGGACGTAATTGGTCAATCGAATCGAATTAGAAACGGTGGATAGAGAAATGAACAAACCAAGTCCCGAACAATATGTAGTACAGCGTGCGTTTTACTGGCGCGAGACAGAGAAAAAAATGATTGCGTCAAATGGCGATAAGGCAGCCAAATCAGCGCATCGAGACGCGACTCGAAAACTCGGCGAGGCGGTTGATATTGCGGCTAGGAAGATGACATGTCCGAGCTAATCCGAATCGATGCCGAAATCGCCGCTGTTATAGCCGATGCTGAGTCTGCCGCCGAACAAGGGGCTATTGATGCCTGCCCGCATCCGGCCGACTCAAAACTGGGGCACATCTGGGCGGGTGCGTATTTCCGCAAATCTAACGAACTGTATTTGGCCGCAATGGCTGCTTAAAGGGGAAACAACATGGAATTGAGAACTTTACTTCGTCCGGAGCGCGCAGAAGGCGAATCCTTTAATGCATACAAGCGTCGCCGCGCAACTGCCAACTACGTTTCCAGAATCCGCACTACGTTGTTTTGGAATAGCGGAATTCAAGGCACGTATATCAATCACAAGAAGCGTGCAGCAAAGGCCGCTCGCGCTGCGCGGAAGGCGCCGAAGTTCTAAATATCGTTGTTGTTATCTAGGGAGGGATGAGATGGAAACAGGAACAGTAAGCAATACTCAGTGCGTGACCGCGACGATTGCGCTGATGCAGGCTCGTGAAAAGCTGCGCGCTCACAATGAGGATACGTCGGCAATCGACGAAGTTCTACGCACTGGCGTCAAATTCGGGGCAGCAAAGAACCCACATCCGCTCCTGGATCACCTGCTTGACGCTCTCAAGCTGAAGAACGACGCAGCCCTTGCGCGTCTGCTCGATGTTCAACCGCCTGTTCTGAGTAAGATCAGGCACGGGGTGTGTAAGTTCAGTGCTTCGATGGCGATTTTAGCGCACGAGGAAACCGGCCTATCTTTCGCCGACATGCGCAAGTTGTTAGGCATGGCAGAGGGCGAGAAGTTCGACACCAGAGCACGCGTGAGGTAGCCATGGGCGCGTTTAAGTCGATTCCGGGCACATTACTCTCCATCGATAACAATTCTGCCGCACTCCGTGAAGTAGGTTCTGATGTAGATCAGGCGAGGTGAACAATGGGCGCGATTGTCATCAATAGTGCTGATTCGCTGCAACGTGCCTTGGGCGAGCTGCGTGACCTGTGGAACAAACACAAGTTCCTACGCCTGAACATCAAGGCCGGAAAAGACCGCAGCTTGCCGCAGAACTCCATTACTCATGTCTGGTATGCCCAGATTGCCCGCGAACTTCGCGAGGACGATGAGCTTGGTTGGAAATCGTACTGCAAGCTCCATCACGGCATCCCGATCCTGCGTGCTGAAGACGAGGAATTCCGCACGACCTACGACGCTGTAATCAAGCCGCTGACCTATGAGCAAAAGCTGATTGCTATGCGCTGCTGGCCGGTGACATCGCTCATGACCAAAGAGCAGTTGAGCAAGTACGCCGAGGCTGTGCAGACTGATTTCGCCCAGCGCGGCGTGTGGCTTGAGTATCCGGAGGCGTGACATGAACACCTGGAACTCAACCTTCAAAACCCCCGGCAAGCCATTGGCGCGCAAGGCGCCTCTACGCCGCACATCCCACAAAGCCGCGCTCAAGTCCGGAGAAAAGAAACTGCGTCAGCGCGTGATTCTGGACGAGAAGCCCGTATTCCGCTCGCCTGAGTACCTAGCTGCTGTACGCACGTTGAATTGCGTCTGCTGCGGCAGATGGAGATGGTACACCCAAGCGGCACATAGCAATCAACTCAGGTTTTCGAAGGCCAAAGGACAGAAAGCATCGGACGCCACTTCTATGGCGCTCTGCTGCTCTACGCCAGATTTTCCCGGATGCCACAACCGCCTCGACCAGGGCGGGATGATGACGAAGGAAGAGCGCAATCAATTCGAGTACAAGCATATCTGTTTGACGGTTGCGGCGCTGGTTCGTTCCGGGAAGTTGACAGGCTCGACGATGACATTGCTTGTGGCGACTCCATCCGTTTGCCACGACTACGAGAATTTGGCTGTTCTATTGGTTTCGCTCATCGAGAGCGGAGAGTTGAAGGTTGTGAAGGAAGCAGTGTAATGGCCCGCGCAAGAAACATTAAACCGGGATTTTTTACCAACGAAGAGTTAGTGGAGCTCCCGTTTTCTACGCGTCTTTTGTTCATTGGGCTGTGGACTCTTGCAGATCGAGCGGGACGGCTTGAGGACCGCCCAAAGAAGATCAAGATGGCTATCTTCCCTGCGGATAGTGTTGATGTCGATGCTGCGCTGAATGAGCTTCAACAAGCGGGTTTTTTGCTGCGATATGAACATTCTGGTGTGCGCTATATCCAGGTGCTCGCATTCAGTAAGCATCAGAGTCCACACAAGGACGAAAAGGCGAGCACCATACCAGCACCATGCGAGCACGGTGCAAACACGGTGCAAGCACCAGATCAGCATGGTGGGAATCCGCCTGATTGTCTGATTCCTGAATCCCTCTCTTCTGATTCCGGATTGCTGAATGAGGAAATCGCGCCCGGCTCGGACGCTGCGGCTGCGCCGAAAAAATCGCGAGCCCCTGCAAAGACGCCATTGCCAGACGGGTTTTGCATTTCTGAGCGTGTCCGTTCTTGGGCTGTCGAAAAAGGCTATTCGCACTTGGAGCGGCATTTCGAGAATTTCGTTGGCGCTTGCAAAGCAAAGGGTTACACCTATGCATGCTGGGATGAGGCGTTCATGGGGGCCATTCGCAACGATTGGGCAAAGCTGAATACGCCACAAGCACGTGCATCCCCTGCAAAGCCGCAGTTGGATCTGGCAGCGGCCCAGAAGGCAGCGAACGAAGAAGCGAAGCGACGACTGTTCGGCAATGACGATGGAAGGACGATAGATGCGTAACGAAGATTTTGACGAGTTCGCCAGATTGCTGGACGACGCATACGACCTGATCGGCGTTGGCGCTAACAAGATCATTAGCGGAGGGGCGAAGAGTATGTTTTTTGCCGCAATGGCTCCTTATCCACTAGATGTTGTTCGTGCTGCGTTGAACGCTCATTGCCTGCATAAGGAGCGCGGGCGCTTCACTCCGAAACCAGCCGACCTGATTGAGCAAATTGAGGGCATGACTGGGGGCGACGGTCGCCCTGGTGCAGACGAGGCATGGGCAATCGCCATTACGAGCCGCGACGAAGCTGAGACCGTTGTTTGGACTGCTGAAGCCGCAGAAGCGTTTTCGATTTGCTCGCCCGTGCTGCAGCTTGGTGAGAAAGTGGGCGCCCGGGTTGCATTCAAGGACGCTTACAACCGGCTTGTGAATGCAGCCCGCATTGCTGGCAAGCCTGCTGCCTGGAATGTCTCGCTTGGGTGGGATGTGGGGAGGCGTGAGGCAGCGATTGAGAAGGCAACTGTCGCTGGTCTACTTCCTGCCCCAACTGCGCATGCGCTACTTCCGCATCACATTGGCAAGGACGGCAAGGCCATAACCGAGATGTGCCCTGAGGGCCTGACAAGGCTGAAAGCGGAAATGGCAAAGATGAAGGACGCATGGACTGCTGCTGCAGAACGCCGTGCGGCAGAGCTTGAGGCACAACGTGAGGCCGAGGCCAAGCGAAAGCAAGAAATTGCCGCGAAGGTCGCAGCGTATGGAAAGAACACTGCCGAATGACCGCCCGCTGCATTGACTGCAAGCACATCACGCTTCGGGAGCATCCAAAGCACGCAAACGAAGGCTTAGGCCAATGCAAGCGGGACGCGAAGTCAGGCGAGTTTTTCAGCTACCTCTACCGGCGAGAGTGTAAGCAGTACGACAGAGCAGCAGAGGAAGTGATTTTGAAGCGGATGGCATGGCGGGATCAACTGGAGATATTTCGGAGGGTTGAGAAGTGAAAAAACGCCGTTACTGGAAACAGGAAGAAGAGGCGAATCTGCGCGAAATTTACGCGACAACTCTGACCGCAGAGCTTTGCGCGATGTTCGACCGGTCTATTAAGTGCATCTACAACAAGGCCGTTTCGATGGGCTTGAAGAAGTCTCCGGAGTTGATTAGAGCGCAGGCCGTGGAGCGGTTGACCGGGCCAAAGAGCGTTGCAAATCGCTTTCAGAAGGGATGCGCAACCTGGAACAAGGGCATGAAGGGCTTGGACATTGGCGGTAAGGAAACCAGATTTAAGCCCGGGAATTTCCCGCAGACGTGGAAACCAATCGGCTCAGAGCGCATTGACAGCGACGGCTACGTGTATCGAAAAGTTTCTGATACCAGGAATAAAAAAGTGGATTGGGTCATGGTTCACGTTCTACTTTGGGAGCAACACAACGGCCCGGTTCCGGCTGGCTGCGCCGTGGTGTTCAAGGACGGCGACAAGAAAAACATCGATATCGAGAACTTGGAATGCATCACCCGCGCTGAGCTGATGCGCCGGAACACGGTCCACAGGCTGCCGAAAGAGCTTGCAGAGCTGATTCAACTGCGCGGGGCATTGAACCGGCAAATCAATAGGAGGACGGAAAAATGAGCAAGACGATTGAAGACCTGCGGGCGGTGCTTTTTGATGCTCTGGATGGCGTAAAGAACGGAACTCTTAGCGTGGAAAAGGCGGCATGTATTTCTGACTTGGCGCAGGTCATGGTGAATAGCGCAAAGGTGGAAGTTGAGCATGCGAAGGTGACCGGCAAGAAGGTCGGCGGTTTTCTTGAGCCGAAGCAGGAGCTGCCGTCGGGCATCACTGGAACTACCGTTCACAGGCTCAGGTGACCGCCATGAAGGCGCTAGATAACCCGTCCTACAAGCCAAATGCGCTCATGAATCGAGTCTTGGAAATGATGAACTTCGAATCAGACAACCAGCTAGCAAAGGCGCTGCATTGCCACCGGTCGCAGATATGCGGGGTTCGCAGCAAGAGAATCGGTATCAGCGCAAAGCTTTTGCTCGCACTGCACGACCTTACCGGTCTGCCGGCGAAGGAACTGCGTAAATGGGGAGGGATGGAGTGATGACTGACCAAGAACTAGCACTACTGGAGAAGCTGATCGAGACAAACAAAGGTCTGATCGAGGCGATGACATCCATTGCTGAATCGCAGTATCTGATAGCGCAGGCACTGATGCCGATGCAAATAGTTGGACTGGTGGCGGAAGACGAAGGCCCGCAAACGTTGCAATAAGGAGAGGACATGGAAATCGGAAACCACAATCTGCAAGAGGAATTAGGCGCATCGCCGCAAGTGCATTTGGAGGCGACGAGGAACCGGAACGCAGCAGTTACGCAAGAGGTTCGCGGCGCATTAGCTCGCGTAGAGCGTTACCTGCACATGCGGAACGTGATGCCGATACGCGGCATTGATCCAGATGTTATCCATTGCGTCCACGCTGGGACTGAATGGGAGGCAGAGATTCGGTTATCCGACCTGCGCCTGATTGTCGGGGCGATCAAGTTTTAAGTATGCCAACCGCCATGCACCTGTCATGGATAGTAATCGGGCCGGTGCTGGCGGTAGGGGTGGTGCATGTGGTGGCGAGATTGGGAGGATAAGAGGTGAGCAAACGATTTGGCAGGAACCAGAAACGACGCATGCGCGAGCAGATTGCGCAGATCGCCGCCGATAAAGCGCATCTTGAGTGCGGAATGGCGATGGACCGCGCATTGCTCGCCGAGCAAGGGCGAATGATTGGCGACTACAAGGATTTTGCTGCTGCTGTAGCAGATGCGGTGGGACGAGAGGCCGTGATTGCTGGCGAGCCTACGTTTTTGGCGATTTCGGAGCCCAAGAGGCCATCTTTTGAAATGGTGGCTAAACAGAGATTGCCGTTGATGGCTTGCGTGGATGCCATGCCAATTAATGCAGTGCTTCGGCCTGAAATTATGCGCCTTCTCGAAGTAGATGCAATCCGCGATTCCCTCAGCCAGCAGATGCATGTGCGGGTGAGGTTTGCCAATGGTGATGTCGGCTATGCGATGAGCGAACTAGCTATCCAAAGAATGCCGGAGAAAGAACTTGTGAGAACCATTGTGCCAGAAATTGTCACTTTGTTTGCCAGGCAGCTTAAGGAAAAGCGGAAAAGGGAGGGATGATGCTGAACTGGTTGCTTGATCCTCGGGTGTTCAACTACGTAATCATCGTGATGTTTGTGTTTGCTGCGGCGCGGTGGGTGTGGGAGAAAAACTGGCCGCAGTCGGTTTACTGGTTATCGGCGGCCTGCTTGAACGTTGCCGTGACGTTTATGGCGGCGAAGTAATTTCTTGGGATTTTTCTAGCAACTCACCCGACCTTGCAAGGTGAGCATAAACAGGTAGCAGGAACCAGAGAATTTGGATAAGGGGGAATGATGAGAAAGATCATATGGGCTTTTGTTGTAATGCTAGCTGCATGCACATACGTCCCGCCTGAGGCGGTTAGTCCTGTTGCCGAAGTGTGCATTAAACACGGGATGGAGGTGAGGGTAATGCCTACTCAAATTAGTTGCTATAAGAAAGAGGACTAATGGCAAGCAAATCGCCCACTCAGCGCACGCTGGAGGAAATGAGAAATCGCGGCTACTTCTGCTGGATTGTTGAGTATTGGCACAGCTTCAGTAGGACACGCCGGGATCTATGGGGATTTGCGGATGTTCTTTGTCTTGGTGAGAACGAGGTTATTGCAGTGCAGACCACGAGCATGAGCAACGTCAGTGCCAGGGTAAAGAAGATCGCCGAGCACGAGAATGTCGCGGCGGTGCGGAAGGCTGGTGTGCGGATTGTTGTGCACGGCTGGGACGGCAAGAAATTGAAAGAGGTAGACGTATCTTGAGCGACAAGCCAATCACCAAAGACGAGCTACTAGAAGCGCACATGGCAGGCGGCCGGCAGAGCGGTGAAAGATCGTATGCGGTTGAGTCGCGGTATTACAGCAAAGACCCTCTTGATTCGTTCGAATACCCGTCCGAGCGACTGCGCAAAGAGGAGATGAAGCGGCGGGAGCGGGCTAAACGGAAAGAGAGGAAGTGATGTCTCGTTACTCTATTGAAGACGAAGTAAGGTGGATTTTCAGATATGCGTGCATTGGCCCTAATTACACGCCGCTCGTGCAAGACATGATGCTGCTTTGGATCAATGAGCGCCGCACGAATCGTGGGCTACCAGCGATCAGTCGAGCGAGCTTTGGTGTCGCATTAAATCGGCTGCGGAGAAAAGGGGTTCTAACGAGGCTGAGGTGGTTTAACCCTTCTGACGGGAATATTTGGTTAATAACCATCGGGGATGCCAAATGATGCGAATTCCACATGGCTGGAAGCTTGTTCCAGCATGCCCTTACAAAGACGACGATTTTCTTGCGGATATGTGGCACAGAGGCATTAATGGGCTGGATTCTCGGCGCGCTGTACGCGGCTCGCCCGCCGAGCGCGCGTGGCTAGAGGGTAGGCTTGCAGCATTTGCCGTTTTGTCGAGCGAAGAAACGACTGGCTAAAAAGAAAGCCCCGCGCATGACGGGGCAAAAGGGTAATACGGGTGATTTGGTGCGGCCATTATTTTACTGGAAGGGAGGTCGCAAGTGGACGGAAATAAGCAAACGATGAAGCCGGTGGTCCGCGTCCGTGTACGGAAGGAGGATGTGGTAATCCATCCCGTTCTAAAACAGGATGGGCTATCCATTTGCTTGGCGTGCTGGAAGGACTGGATGCTTTCCGATGATCGGGACTTGAGCGCATCCAGGATGAAGCTGGATGGCGGGGCGGATGAGCCAATGGTCGATGAGTACGGCAATCCGATTCATATCGGCTATGAAACCAACCCATACGATGAGCAGCGCAAGGCGGATATGAAGGTAGGCGAGGCCACGGGCGCAATGATCGAGGATCTGAAGCCGGTATGGCGCTGGGCGATCTATAAGAAGTGCGGGATTTCTACCGTCTGGAAATTCCCTTCCGCTGATTTCCTTTCCTGCTTGGCAGATGCAGAAACCGAGTTGGAACGGAAGTTGCGGAACCATATTGCGACCGCAACGCAATTTCTATAAGCCTAAAAAGTATACTGCGATGCACAATAAAAAAGTTGCAAAAAGCACTTGTAAACCCGAAAAGTTGAGCGTAAACTTTTGGGCACTGGTTGTCTTTTTGCGTCCAGAGAAAAGGCCCGCCTCTTAATCGAGCGGGCCTTTTTGCGTTTCCTGACCTTAGGAGGTCATCATGGAACAGCGTCACCAGCCTTCAAAAGAGGAAATCCGGGAATGGATGCGCGAGCAAGTCGAAGCGCGCAAGCCGCCGCCTGATTCTAATGTGATTCGCAGCCAGCTCTGGCCGGTGCAAGAGCGTGACAGGAAAGCGAGCCTTTCATGAGCGCCAAAGATGAAATCCGCCGCCAGCTGGGCAACATGCCGACTGGCTCCTACGACATGGCCGATATGGCGTTCAGCGTTCGGAAGGTCGAGCCAGAAAAGCCGAAGCAGCTAACGTTCCGGTTCGAGATGGGTTCGATTCTGGTAGACGACGGAAACGGCTGGAGGATGGCGACTGCTGAGGAGATCGAGCAGCTGACGGGCGGTTTGATGTGCTGGCCGTCGAACGAAGAGGGCGAGCTGTGACATTCTGGATCTGGTGGTGGGCGCTGATCTGGAATCCGCCGAAGAAAGAGCGCCATGAGGCTAGTTGACTGCACCGTCGGAAGGACAACGGGATTTGTCGCACCGTCTAATGGGTGCAGGTGATAAGAGTCCTACAGTCAACTAGACCTGATGGCGTTAGAACTGATCTAAAACAAAATGGCGAGGCGCTAGGCTTCGCAGTTGGGCGGCTGATCAGACCGCCGCGACCGGCTGACGGACGTAGTTTTATGCTTGCGCCATCAACCTTTAGGCCGCGCCAAGCCTAGAACGCTGGGAGTTCCCGGCAGTGCTGGCCCGATGGGGCGATGCTCAAACCGGCGCGGCGATTGTTCCCGTAATGGGGCTTGAAGTCCTATCAAACGAACTAATGCAAAAAACGTATGAGTTCAATTTGATAGGCCATCCAGGTTGATCGCCGGATGCTGATTTCGCATCCACTCGATGCGCGCCCGCCCTAGTTGGTGGGCTATTAAACGTCCAGCTGCTCCGGCAGGATTCCAAGGGCTTCCGCGATTTTCTCGCGAGTGCTCTTGCGGTTCTTCGGATTGGCTTCCTGTTGAGAGTAGGCCGACTGGCTGACCCCGAGACGTTCCGCCATTTCAGCCTGGGTGATGCCCAGATGCTCACGCCAGGCTCGGGTAATGGTCCAATCGTTATCCACCATGAGGGTGACGACCTCATGCGGAATGTAAGTGTCTTCCTCCCGCGACTTTACATAGTCGGCGTATGGGATAACGACAAAAGCCGGTTTCCCGTCCGGCCCGTTGATTACTTGGATGTTAGTAGGTGCGTTCATCGCGCTTCCTCACTTCCTCGATATAGACGATGCGGATTGCGCCGTCGAAATTGAAAAACACTCGATAGTTGCCAACGCGCAGGCGGTACTGGTGTTCGTGGTTCGTCAGGGCTTTGACGTTGCGGACATTCGGCATGTTGGCAAGTTCGCCCACGGAGTTCTTGATTGCGACTTGCTCTGGCTTGTTGACCTTGAGCAGTTGTTTGAGTGCCTTGGTTGACCATTCAATCGAGTTCATGAGTCAATTATAAGGCAAAATATAAGGCAACGCAAGGAAATCAGGAAATAACCTTATGTTGCGCGCCCGCCAATCTGTATAGGTTGAGCGGGCATTTCTATATCTGGAGCTGCAAATGACCCGCACAGACGTAGCCATACAGGACATAGCCAGTGCGCTATGCAACCTGCCAGCGAACACGCCAAACCGGCAAGCTACGTATGTGCGGACTCTCGAAGCTCTTGTGCGCCGCGCAATAGAGTGGCACGAAGAAGACCGCATCATCGGCATTGGTGCCGACATGGCGCGGGTCGATGAGATATTGCAGCAGATTAAGCAACAGTAATCCTCCCTCCCTTCACGGAGATTCGCCGGCCAAGTGCCGGCTTTTTTTATTTCGCAGGTGCGCTATGAAAAAGAAGCCATCAAAACCGACGCCAATGCCCGGCAAAGGGAAAAAGAAGTGCTGATCGATTTCGCGTCGATGCAGGTCGGCGACAAGGTAAAGATGCCTGCATCGAAGTGGGGCACCGAGAACCGCCAAGTGTACGAGCAGGCCGCCGAGTATGCGCGCAATGTTACAGGCGACGAGATTCGACCGCAATTCCAGGTTGAGGGGCATGACGACGGCAAAGGCTACTGGTTGGAGCGTATCAGGTGATCCGCATTTTCATCGGTTACGACCCGCGTGAGCCGGTCGCGTTCCATGCATGTGTATCCAGCATCACACGCCATGCATCAATGCCATTTAGCGTGACGCCGCTAGCATTAAATAATCTGACTGGGTACAAAGAGCTGCACCAGGATGGCAGTAACCAGTTCATCTACAGCCGATTCCTTGTCCCGGCTCTATGTGATTTCCAGGGGTGGGCGCTGTATATCGACGGCGACATGATCGTAACCGGCGACATCGCTGAATTGTGGGATATGCGTGATCCGCTCAAGGCGGTTCAAGTCGTTCAGCACGACTACAAGACAAAGGCCGCGAAGAAGTATCTCGGTGCGAAGAACGAGGACTACCCGCGCAAGAACTGGTCAAGCGTGATTCTGTGGAATTGCGGGCACCATCAAAACCGCAAGCTGACAGTTGATCACGTGCAACACGCAACAGGCGCCCAGCTCCACCGGTTCCAGCATCTGGAAGACCGGTTCATTGGAGAACTGCCGAAAGAGTGGAATTGGCTCGTCGGCGAGTACGACAAGAACCCGCAAGCGAAGCTCTTGCATTACACGCTTGGAACTCCGTGTTTCGAGGAATATGCCGGCTGCGATCATGCGGAAGAGTGGTATCAGGAGCGTCAGATTCTGAATAGCTGTGATAACGGGGTAGTGGATTACGAGTAGGGAAAAAAATGAGTTTGACGCCAAAACAGCAGTTATTTGTCGATGAATACCTCATTGATTTAAATGCAACTGCCGCGTACAAACGCGCCGGTTACAAGGCTAAGAACGATAACGTGGCCGCCGTTGAGTCTGCAAAGCTCCTAAGGAATCCTAAGATCGAAGAAAAAGTCAAGGAGGCCATGAGTGAGCGAGAAAAGCGAACCAATATCACGCAGGACCGGGTTCTACAGGAATTGGCGCGCATCGCGTTCTTTGATGCGCGCAAGTTGTTCGATAAGGAGGGGAAACCCATCCCAATTAATCAACTCGATGACGATACGGCTGCCGCACTCGCTGGGCTTGATGTGATGGAAGAATACGTTGGTTCCGGCGAGGACCGCGTGTTTGTTGGGTACACGAAGAAGTACAAGGTTGCAGACAAAAACACGGCTATCACCAACGCCATGCGCCATCTTGGCATGTTGAAGGACAAGGTGGAGCACACCGGCAAAGACGGCGGCCCAATAGAACACAAGCGCGTACAGGAACTAACAGATGACGAACTCGCAGCTATCGCCGCAGCAGGCAGCGCGGGAACTCCTGATTAGAAGGCGCGCACGGTCCAGCATTCTGGATTATGTCAACGCAGTTGATATTCCTGGAAAGCCGGCGACGGATAGCCCGGATGAAGAGTTCTTCCTACCGATTGAAACGACTGTCGCTGACCATCACAGGCTGTTGCTGACGAGGTTAGACGAGGTAAGCAAGACCCCGCACGGGCGCATGATGGTTTTCATGCCGCCTGGTAGTGCGAAGAGCACATACGCATCAGTTGTTTTCCCGTCCAAGTTCCTGGGCGAGAAGTCTGGACGCAAGATCATTTTGGCGTCATACGGCGATGACCTCGCCAAGAAGATGGGGCGCAGGACAAGGCAGATTGTCCGCTCCCCGCGCTTCAAATCCATATTTGGCTGCGAGTTGTCGAAAGAGAGCAGCGCTGCAGATGAATGGAGCCTGACGAACGGTTCTGAGTACATGGCGGGCGGCATCATGTCCGGCCTGACTGGTAACCGGGCGCACGGCATCATCATTGATGACCCGATCAAAGGGCGCGCTGAGGCAGAAAGCGAGGCAATCCGCAAAAGCACCTGGGATGCGTACGAAGACGACTTGAAGACTCGCCTTATCCCTGGTGGATGGATTTGCATTATTCAGACACGTTGGCATGAGGATGATCTGTCAGGTCGAATCCTCCCTGATGGATGGGACGGTGAAAGCGGCAAGATCCTCTGCAAGGATGGCAACGAGTGGGAAATTGTATGCCTGCAGGCCAAATGCGAGACTGAGAACGACCCGCTAGGCCGCAAGGTTGGTGAATATCTTTGGCCTGAGTGGTTCGACAGGAAGCATTGGGCGCAGTTCGAGCATAACCCGCGTACATGGTTCGCACTGTATCAACAGAAGCCGCGTCCAAGCGAGGGCGGCGAGTTCAAGCGTGAGTGGCTGCAGTATTACAAAGACCATCACGACGGGCTGGGCATGAACAAAATCATGCTTGTTGACCCAGCGAGTGGAAAGCGGACGACCAACGATTACACATCCATTTGGGTGATCGGATTGGCTGAGGATGGTAACTACTACGCCCTGGATATTGTCCGCGACCGGATGAACTTGGCCGAACGAGCCGCAAAGGTTTTCCAGCTTCATCGCAAGTGGAAGCCGTATGAGGTTCGATACGAGCGCTACGGCATGATGGCCGACATCGAGCATCTGCAATCGGTGATGGAGCGTGAGAACTATCGCTTCCGCGTCGTTGAGGTTGGCGGCGGATTGAAGAAAGAGGATCGCATCCGCAGGATTATTCCGATATTCCAGAGCGGGAAGTTCTTTTTCCCAAACTCGTATTGGTACACGCGCACCGATGGCAAGCCATATGACATGGTGCACGAGTTCGCGAACGAGGAATATTTATCGTTCCCGGTTGGTCGCCATGACGACATGCTTGATGCGCTTTCTCGGATAGCTGAACCGGATATGAATCTCGACTGGCCGATGACCTACGAAGAACCGGAGCGCTATAGCGGCTACGGGCGGAAGAAAACACGATCTTATATGACAGCGTGAGGGAAGGGCAATGAAAGAAACAACAAACAATTTTCTTCTTGATTCGCTGAACGTTAGGACATTTTCTGATGTTGCTGAAGATGACGAGTTTACATATACGGCGTGGGTGAATCTTTCTCATAAAAGCATACGAATCAACCCGATGCGTAAAGGCGAGAAACGTACGCTTACCACAGATCAGACGGTGATGCTTGCGCGTTTTCCAGATGAGATTGATGCGTTAAAAAAAGAATGCGGAATTGAATAGCAAATGGAATTCAACAACGACGAAATCTTAAGCAAGGCGAGGGAGCGCTATAAAGAAGCGCGTCAACTCTCGTCTGCCTGGCGCGAGGAGGCGCGTCGTTGCTTCGACTTCCGCGCCGGCAACCAGTGGAAGGAAGAGGATAAGCTCGCGCTGATGGAGCAAATGCGCATGCCGACCACGTTTAACCGTGTCGATCCGTATGTGCGCGCTATCGCAGGGCTGGAGGCCGGCAATCGGCAGGAAATCCGCTATATCCCGCGTGAGATGGGCGATGTCGGTATTAATGAGCTGTACACGGAAACGGTTAGATGGATTCGCGATCTGGCCGACGCCGAGTTCGAGGAAGCTGATGCGTTTATCGATGCGGTTATTTCTGGCATTGGCGCGACCGAAACGTACCTAGACTACGATGAAGACCCAGAAGGCAAGGTCTGCATCGATCATCTGGACTGCTTGACAGAGGTGGTCTGGGACCCGACAGCGAAGAAGCGCAATCTCACTGACCGAAAGTATGATTTCCGCGTCAAGCATGACCTTGACGAAGACGAAATCAAGGCCATGTTTCCGGGCAAGGAAAATGAGCTTGCCAGTTCTGGCACTGGTGATAGCTGGCTGAACGACACGGAAGACGATCAGGAGCCGTGGAACCGCAACCCGGAAACCAGCTATAAAAAGGACCGCGATTCCGATCAGCCGAAAAAGAAGAAATACACGCTGGTGGATTATCAGTGGTGCGAGAAAGAGCAGTATTACAAGGTTGCAGATCCGATGTCTGGTCAGATTGTGGACATGGAAGCTGAGAAGTTCGAAAAGCTCAGCGGCAACCTGAAAAAGTACGGCGTTCAACTGCAGGCCGCAAAGCTTCGCCGAAAAGTCTGGTACCGCGCTTTCATCGTTGGCAATTCGGTGATGGAAGTAGGCCCGGCGCCGTGCAAAGAGTCGTCGACGCGCAAGTTCATCACCGGTTACCGCGACCGCAACCGTAAGATGTGGTATGGAATCGTTCGAGCGATGATCGATCCGCAGGAGTGGGCGAATAAGTTCTTCTCCCAGATCAACCACATCATCAACTCGAACGCCAAGGGTGGATTGCTGGCTGAAACGGATGCGTTCGTTAATCCGCGCAAGGCTGAGGAAGACTGGGCAAACCCGTCTGCTGTCGTGCTGCTGAAACAAGGCGGTCTTGCCAAGGTAAAAGAGCGCACTCAATCGCAGTTCCCTGCATCGATTGACCGCATGATGCAGTTCGCTATCCAGAGTCTGGGTGATGTTACCGGCCTGCCGCTAGAGTTAATTGGCATGGTCGACCGCGATCAGGCCGGCGTGCTGGAAGCAGAGCGCAAGAAGACCGGCATCACGATGCTTGCCGCGCTGTTCGACTCGTTCAGGCAGTATCACAAGGATCAAGGCACGCTGCTGCTGTACTTCGTGCGTGAATACATGTCCGATGGCCGATTGGTGCGCATCAACGGACAGCAAGGCCAGCGTTACGTTCCGCTCGTTCGTCAGCCTGACACCGTCAAGTTCGATGTGATCGTGGACGAAATGCCAGATTCGCCGAACAACAAGGAGCGTGTCTGGGCATCGCTGCAAGTCCTATTGCCGCAACTGATGAATGCCGGCATGCCGCCGCAGATGCTGGAAGAGTTCATCCGCTACTCACCGCTGCCTGAGTCGTTCGCAGAGAAGATGAAGCAATTGATGGCGCAGAACGCACAGCAAGGGCCGAATCCGGCGCAGAAGGCGCAGCTTGCGAAATTGGAAGCTGAAACGCATGCAACCAATGCCAAGGCTGGATTGGATGAGGCGAAGACTGCGGCTGAAATCATGAAGACGGGGTTGGATGTGGTCCAGGCAAACATGATGGCAGAGCAGATGATGCTGCCGGCGCCAGCTGGGCAACAGATGCCGCCACCGATGCAGCCGCCTAATCCACAGATGAATGCAGATCAACCGCCTCCGGGCGGTTTTTTTACGCCCAGCGGGCCGCAGCCGCAGCCCCAATCGCTGCCAATGCCGCCGATGGCGCAATGATCGATGGATTGCTCGAACCTTACTTCGGCATATAAGCGCGCCAAGCATTTCGCCAATGTCGAGTTTGCCGGCCCCTTTACTGTTGCAGAAAAACAGGGTGCCGCAGTAGCTGCGAAGAATTACTGTCTGCTGCTGGACGAGGGTGATTCTCTTTCTGATGACTTGGTGTTGTTGGACATGTGGGCCAATTCGATTAACCAATATTGCGACAATAATCGTATTGCCGACGACGAGACGGCGAAGGCATGCATGGCGTCGTTTTTATCTCGGATGTGGCTTGACCCAACAAAGTTGGGATAACGCGTTGCCCTGCTGGCGGGGATCACCAGCATTAACCAAGGAAAAAAATGGAAAACAGCGGACTAACGCCTTCCGAACAGGCGTTCTTTGAAAGTGGCGGGCAGACTGCTCCGGATGCAGTTGAAACCACGTCGAGCGAGGCGACGGAAAACGAATCGCAAGTAACGCAGGACTCAGGCGTAGAGCAAACACAACAAACGCAACAAACAGAGCAGGCGCAAGCTGAGAGCGCCCAGCAAACGACTGAGCAGAAGCAGGACAAGCAAGATAAGCCGGAGAAGATGGTTTCCATTCACGCTTTGCATCAGGCGCGTATGGAAAACAAGGAGATGCGCCAAAAGCTCGAGAACATGGAGCGTACGTTCCAAGAGTTTCAGAAGCGCTTTGCTCCACCGGAGCCGCAGATTCCGACGGTAGATGTAGACCCGATTGCCCATTTCCAGGCGCGCACTCAGCAACTGGAACAAACGATTCAGGAGATGAACAAGCGCCTAGAGAGTGGGGATCATGAGCAACGCCAGCGCGAGCAGCAATCACAGTTTGCGCGCCAGGTCTATACGCTTGAAAGTCAATTCAAAGCTCAAACTCCGGACTACGACGAGGCTACGTTATTTTTGAAGCAGGGGATGTATAACGACCTGTTGAATCGCGGCGCCTTGCCAGATGAGATCCCTGCAATGATCGACAATCAGATAGGCGCAATGGCTAGGCAGATGCTGCAAGTCGGCATGAATCCTGCGCAAGTGGCCTACCACATGGCCCAGTCGCGAGGCTTTAAGTCGAAATCCGCGCAGGAAGCGGAGCAGCGCCAGGCGCAAGAACAAGCGCAGCAAAGAGCGCAGCAGCAGCAACAGAATCAACAAAAGATCGAGTCCATCAACAAGGGTCAATCGGCTGCTAAATCGCTTTCGTCCACTGGCGGACAAGGTAAGGGTGAGTTGACCCTTGAGGCATTGGCTGAGATGGACGCCGATGAACTAGATAAACACTGGGCAGAGATCCAGAAACTGGCGCGATAAGCGTCCAACAGGTTCTCGTAACGGCTAACCCAGGTCGTGAGGCAGAGAGTGGCGAGACTCTATGCTGATGGGTTGTGAGGGTTATGACTGGCGTCCCTCCAAAATAAAAATGTTGGTAGGCACGACGCCAATGCAGCTATACATTGCGCTCCTCTGTTCGGCACATAGCCGTTCAAGTCGGATGTGCTGCATTGGCCTATCGGCCTTGTCTTAACGCCGACCAAAACAGCGTTTTCGCCTTTACTGAGGCGTAATTCAGTCTTCGCAATAGCCCCGCGTAAGTGGGTGATCAGTCGCCGTCCGGCGTCAAGGACTTCAACTTTTCATTCATTCATAAGGAGCTATCATGGCAAATACGTCATATGGCGTGAATCACCCATTAGCCGTCAAAGTATGGGCTAAGAAGCTGTTTCACGACACCATCGGCTCGACGTTCGTCGGTAAGTTCACCGGCAAATCTGATTCGAGCCTAATTCAACTGAAGACTGACCTCAACAAAGACGCCGGCGACCGGATCACTGTTGGTTTGCGCCCGCTGCTGACCGGCGCCGGTATTCAGGGCGATAACACCCTGGAAGGCAACGAGGAGGCGCTGTCCACGTACGCCGACAACACCTTCATTGATCAACTTCGCCATGCGGTTAGGTCTGCTGGAAAAATGTCCGAGCAGCGCGTTCCGTTCAGCGTTCGAGAAGAAGCACGCGCCGGCCTTACTGACTGGTGGGCAGAGCGTCTTGAAACCTGCGTGGCTAATCAGCTCACTGGTAACACTGGTGAATCTGATACACGCTATACAGGCAATAACGCGACCATTGCGCCTACAACTGGACGTATTCGGTGCGGCGGTGGGCACACTACCGAGGCATCGCTGTCGGCCACGACTACGCACGCTATTCAGTTGACCGACCTTGATCGTGCTGTGGCTCAGGCCAAACAGCCTTCCACTTCCGGTCATCCGCGCATTCGTCCGGTCAAAGTGGACGGGAAGTCTTACTACGTGGTGTTCCTGCACCCGTATCAGATTTACCAGCTTCGCCGCGATGCATCCACCGCTGGTAACTTCTTCGACATCCAGAAGGCACAACTCCAGGGCGGGAAGATTTCCGATAACCCGCTCATGACCGGCGCTGAGTTCGTCTACAACCAGTGCATTGTCCACGAGTGGAACTACCTGCCGACCATCGCGGGTACGCCGAACTCTGGCTCTGCGTCGGACTTCCGTCGTGGCGTGCTTTGCGGCGCTCAGTCTGCCGTGATTGCGCACGGTCAGGGGGGCGGCGAGAACGCTATGAGCTGGAACGAGGAGCTTAACGAGAACAGGCTCCATGCATCGGTAACGGTGCATTAGAAACTGTGTGAATTCGGTGGAACTCCTGTAAAGGACAATACCGAGCCAAGTTGTTTGCGTAGTCAAAATGGCGTATGATTTAGGAAATCAGTGCCACGGAGACTACAATGAAGGAATGCAAATCCTGTAAAAAATTGCTTCCTCTTGATGCTTATGAATTGCTGAACAAAGTAACTGGAACAAGACGGCATACTTGCAAGGCGTGCAAGTCTGAGTACCTAAAGAAATGGTCAGCAGAATCTAAGCAGCGAGTAATAGAAAACAGGCGCAACTATTACGCTAAGAACAAAGAGTTGGTTGTTGATAAGGCTATTGAATGGGCCAAAAACAACCCGGGAAAGCGTCGGAAAAATGCTCTTGCTTACTATTATCGCTTGCAAGACGAGGCAATCGTGGCTTACGGCGGGTATCGCTGCGCATGTTGTGGCGAAACCGAGCCGATGTTTCTTGCTCTAGACCATATCAATAACGATGGAAATGAGCATAGAAAATTAATCGGTTCAACTGGAGGCCATAAGTTATACAAATGGTTGAAAGACAACCATTATCCGGCAGGTTTTCAAGTGCTTTGCATGAACTGCAATCATGGGAAGCACAGAAATGGCGGGATTTGCCCTCATAAACAAAAGGTGTAACGACTATCCCGAAAGGGAGTACGCCCAAGCGGGCGGAAGCGCACAGCCCCTCTTAAGAGGGTGAAGATATAGTCTGATCTGCATAGCAATATGCAGCAGCCAATTAAAGCCGCGATGAGCGGCTTTTTTATTTGGCGGTCATGGATTAGCGACCCATGGCGAACATGAATGGTTCGACTTCGGCAATCAGCTCGGTATCGAGGCCGGCATGATCTTCGGTGTGAAGAAATCGGTGTTTAACAGCATCGACTTCGCAACCATTGTACTAAGTGGGTACGCACCAGCCCCGTGATAATCGTCGCGAAATCTATTAAAGGAGATTAAATCATGGCTGCTCGCACGCTAACCTATACGATCAACATGGCCGCTCCTGCAAAAGCGGCTCATCGCGGTCTAAACATCCTGCCGTTTGACTTCAACTCCGGCGCGACCAAGTGGGGCACTCTGTCCGACATGGTTTTGCTGGGGAAGATCCCGAACGGCGCTCTACTCACTGACGTCAACATCCGCTTTGGAGCGGAAGGCACTGCCGCTGCGCATTGCGCGCTGGTTCTGCTTGGCACGGATGCATCTGGTACTTTTACGACGCTAGCAACGCTGATCGGTTCCATGACCGCATCAGCCACGGCTGCGACGTTCTCCAGCTACATCCCGACCAAGTTGAGTCTATCCGATGACCGGGCTGTTCAGTACGCTGTTCTGGCGCTGAACTGCACAACCGGCGCATCGGAAACGGTAAGCTTCTCGTTCCAGGGTTCCGTGAAGTATCTGTCGGACGGATCGAACGTCTAACCATAGGGCGGGGTGCTTCGGCACCCCGTTTTCACATGAACGACGTATATCAAGAAGTTCTGAACGAAGCGCTGGCCTTGCACAAGCAGGGTAGATTCGATGAGGCGGAAGATATCTATAACCGTCTGCTGAATCGAAAGAATTTCGAAGAGCCCATCCTGTTCCTTCTGGCTGATCTGTATCTCAGGAAGGAATACAACGGGCTTGCAATCAACCTTTTAAGTAATCTCCTGCAGAACAACCCGAAGCACGCTATGGCCTGGTGCAATTTGGGTGTCGGTTTCCGCAAAGAGAATCAGTACGATTTCGCCAAATCCGCGTGGATGCGTGCCATTGAAGTGGGTGGCGAAACTGTCGAGGTGTGCAGCAATCTCGCCGGCCTGTACGCTGACCGCGCCATGCCTGATAAGGCAATCGAGTGGTGTGATAGGGCATTGAAGCTTGATCCCAGCAACGTTGAGGCGCATTGGCAAAAGGCGCTGGCGACCTTGACCATGAAGCGCTGGAAAGAGGGCTGGAAGCTGTACGAATACCGGCAGAAGCTTGCATCTTGGGATTCTCGAAAGTCGATCAATGCCCCGCTGTGGGATGGCAAGCCGGTCGATCATCTGTACATCCACGGCGAGCAAGGCGTGGGCGATGAGGTCATGTTCGCCTCAATGCTGCCGTATGTGACGAACGCAAAACGCGTCACGATTGAAGTGAATACCAAGATGGCTGCGCTGATCAAGCAAACGTGGCCTGAATGGACAGTAGTAACCGAAGAGACGCCGGGCGACTACGACGCCAAGATTCCGATTGGCTCACTGAACGTGCTTTTCGATAAGTTCAACGAAGGGGCGTATCTGTCGCCGTCTCCTGAGCGAGTCGCCTTTTATCGCGCTGAACTGGAGAAGTTGGGGCCGGGGCCGTACATCGCCTTGACGTGGATGGGCGGTGCCAAGGTGACGCGGGTTGAGGATAGATCGATCCGCCTGGAAGAACTGCGCCCGATCATGGACGCATTTACGTGCGTATCCGGTCAATACAGCGACACGAACCCAATGATCGAGTCAGAGCGCGCAAAAGCGGGTCTGCACAAGATCAATGATGAATCTACCGGTCTTGATCTGCATGAGCAGGCGGCACTTTTTGCCGCCGTGGATGCCGTTGTAACCGTCCAGCAAACCGCCGTGCATGTGGCCGGAGCGGTTGGAACGAAAACTTACGCCATGATTTCCTCGCATCCGCACTGGAGATACGGCGTAGAGGGCGAAAAGTTGCCTTGGTACGACTCCGTTCGTCTGTTTAGACAAAAGGATTCTTGGTCTAAAGTGGTCTCGATGATTTTTGAGGCACTGAAAAATGATTTAGGAGCGAATCATGCCTGATGCGCAAATAGATAGCACAAGTGGATACCCGACAAAGCAGCTCTCAACGGGGCAAGCTGCTAACGTGCACGTTCCATTTGGACTTCCCAAAGGAATGCTCGGTGATATAACTGGTTTGGTGCGAAAACCAAATTCTGTTGTGCTATGCCACGACACGTTTGAAGAGGACGCGAGCGGGTGGTTGCAGCTATTCACGCCACGTTCCAGCCCTGTCGAGTCTGCCATCTCTCGCGGCACAGCATCACGAATTATCTCTAGAGGCGAGCCGCGCATACTAATTCGCACGCCTGCCGTGGCGTCAGCGGAAGTGATGGGCATCAAACGCATGGGGAACTGGCATGGCGATGGCCGCTATCTGGTCGAGTTCCTTACATCCATCGAGTTCGTGAATTTGTCGACTGACCGCCCACGTTGGTACGGTTGGGGGCTGGATATTGCCTTAGCTGATGGCACGCGTAAGTATTTCTATGTTCGCTGGCTTAACTATGACGAAGCAGGCGCATCTCAACCGCGCAAGTTTCAGATCAAGCTGGCGGACGGGTCGTATGCTGATGTGCCGAACGGCTCTTTCACGTGGCAGGCCAATGAGAACAAAGCACTGCCGGTTTATATGGCAATGGTAGTCAATACAACGACGGGCCTGTTTGAAGGATTCCGCGTTAATGCCGCGATCAGAGAGGGCTCCCTGGCTGCAACCTCAAGTTCGTCGATGACCGCCCTAGGGGTGGTGTACAACGAGACGCTGACGGCATTCTCTGGCGGCCTGAACCCATTCTTTGACCTTGTGAATCGATCTAACGCGGCGCAAACACGCGGCGCAATATCGATTCACGAGCACCGCACAACCTACCTAGGGGCGTGACATGCGGAACTTTCTGATTGCGAATTATTCGCTGACCGGTGCATCAGCACTGAATCTGCCTGAGATCGAATGCAACCCTGGCGAAATTATCAGCTTTGATGTGCTGATCGAAAGTGTTACAGGAACGCCGACAGCTGCAAGCCTGGCGGCAAAGTTTCAGATTTCGCCGATTGAATTCAACGGGCTGAACCTGAACGCCGAAGTATCTGGCACTCAGCCGTGGATTGATGTGGTCGCGGCGGACACATTTACCGGCCATTTACTGCTGGATGGTGCATGGCCTGCGTCTCTAGCCGATCAGACTGCCGCGTACAAGCTAGTGAATCGTCGTTTCCGTGCTCCTGCACTTGGCTGCTTAGTGCGGCTTGTGTTGACGCCATCATTTACTAATGGCACAAGCCCAGGATTCGATCTTACAGTTGCAGCTGCAATTGAGTAATTTGATCGACATAAATTGATGGGATAGCGAATATGCTGATTTCGGAAGACTACAAGGCGCAGAACAAAGAGTTGCATAAAAATCCTGGATTCGGCGTCTCGTCGGCCAAATGGGTGAATGAAGTTCGTGGTGTTTGCGCTACTTACGGCGTGCAAGCGGTGCTTGATTACGGCTGTGGAAAGGGCTTGCTTAAACAAACACTCGGCTGGGCCAATATTCAGGAATACGACCCCGCCATTGAGGGAAAAGATGCGTCGCCATCACCGGCTGAACTGGTGGTTTGCACGGACGTTTTGGAGCACATCGAACCGGATTGCCTGGATTCTGTGCTCGACGACCTGAAGCGTTGCGTGAAGCGAGTAGGTTTTTTCACTATCGCGACGCGACCAGCAAAAAAGACGCTCCCCGATGGCCGCAATGCACACCTTATCCAGGAATCACATGCATGGTGGCTGCCGAAATTGACGGATCGATTCGTGCTGCGCACTTTCCACAATCTCGGTGGCGAATTCATCGTTGTAGTAGAGGCGAAAAATGAGGCGTAGACAAGAATGGGCGAAAAACCCGCCTGAATTTGTGCAAACAGAGGAAAAGCCGATTAACGAGGCAAAGCCACCAGAGGCAACGCCAAGGCGGCGTACTGTGCTGGCTCATGAGTCTGGCGTGGCTATCGATTTAGCTGAGCGAATCGTCCAACAGCAGGAGCGGCATGAGAAGCTGGAAGAGAGTAGACCTATTTTACGATTGCCGCCTAAGAAATTAGGTAGGCCGCCGAAGAACAAACAAGCCCCGTAATGGGGCTTTTTTATTGGGTGCGATATGTCCACGTACGGAGCAATGCAAACGCGGATAGCGAATGAGCTAAAGCGCAGCAATCTGTCTACTGACAACCACATCACAAACGCTATCCAATCTGCGATCAAGCATTACGAGCGCGAACGGTGGTATTTCAACGAAGCGACAACCTCGACTTCTCTCACAACCTCTACATCTTTGGCGACGTATTCGCTTCCTGCTGACTTCATGAAGATGGACAACGTGATGATCACGCAAAACGGCTGGAAGAGCAAATCGGAGCCGATGCCGTACATTGAAATGGACTCCCGTGATGCTGGTAATGCTTCTGTCAAGGGGCCGCCGAAGTTTTGGGCCGTTTATGGAAATCTGCTTAGACATTACCCGATTCCCGACTCCGCTTATGTCGTCACGATTAGTTACCAGAAGCGACTGACAACGCTATCAGCCTCCGCCGACACGAACGAATGGGTAGACGATCTTGAGGCATTAATTCGCACCAAGGCAAAGGAAATCATCTGCAGGGATGTCATTCGCAACTATGAAATGGCGGACCGGCTTTCCCTGTATCTGCGCACCGAACTCTATCCGCAGGCCAGAGCAGAGAACGACGAGCGTTTGATGTCTGGTCGTCTCACATCGCATTCATTGTAAGGACGAAAATGGCACTCGAAAGCGTAACCCACATCAGCGATTTGGTTGTCACGAATCCGACCTCGCTAGATATGACTCCAGCGCTTCCCGCGCACGATGCGATGGCATTGCTGGGCGCAAATGCCATATTCTGCGCCAAGCTTGGCGAACGAAATTCCACCGCGAGCATATCTATCGCGGATCGCCTTTACCAATTCTTCAGTGAGCTTAACCATGCCATGCTCGATTCCACACTTTCTTGCAAGACGCTCCCGAGAATGAAGAATATTCTGTCGGTGCGGGACCCACTCCAAATTGTCAACACGATTGTTCGTTGGGTCGAAGTCAATATGATTGACTTCGCAGCCTTCAGGCGGTTCAGGGAGAAATGCCTTGGCAACAAGTCGATGAACAAGTTCGCGCTTTTTATGCCCATCCATGCAAAGCTGGACGCGTCCATGACCATAGGTGCCGTTGTAAGGCTTGAGAATTCGATAGCAGTCGCTTTTCCCATGCACCTTGCCGACGCGTCGAACGCGCCCAAGGTTGGATACGTGATACCGCGTTTCGTAGCCTGGGATTGGCTTCCAAGTTTCTTCCATGATCAATCTCCGCTAATTGATTCGCTCCGTGTGTGGTTGCGCGGCAGTCGGCACGGAGACCGATTTTCGGGAGCTACCCTAGCCTCGCAAGGAGTATTTTAATGGGTCTTGAGACGGGTAACTATATAAATGATTTGGTGGTAACAAATCCCACTGCAACCGACCCCAAATCAGTCGGCGATGATCATTTTCGGTTAATTAAGTCGGTCATTAAACAGTGCCTGAATGGATTTGCCGGGGCTATCCTCGTTACCGGAACTGACACTGGTTCTGCCAATACCTATGCAATAGCCCCAACTACGACGCTTGCCGGGTACTCGACGAATACATTCTTCCTCGTCAAAATCCTCAACGCGAACACTGGCGCGTGTACGCTTAACGTTTCCAGCTTGGGGGCAAAGAACATCAAGACCATTGCCGGAGCCGATCCATCGGCGGGCGATGTAAGCGGCTACTGCTTGTTTGTCTATGACGGCACGAACATGGTTCTGTTGTCAGGATCGGCGTTTTTGTCCAAGACTGGCAATCAGACCTTTACCGGTAACCTGACATTGACAGGCAATCAGACTGTTTCCGGCACGCTTGGCGTGACTGGCGCGGTTTCTACCGGTGCGCTTACCGTTACAGGTGGTGGTTCTTTCACATCGTCGGTAACTGGTGTAACTGAGGCGCAAAGCGATAACTCAACCAAATACGCGACCACAGCGTATGTGACGCAGAAAGCGTTTGCCGCAGCACTCCCGGCACAGGCTCTTGGGTTCTTGGGGTCTGATGGTACAAATGCCAGTTTCACGAAAACGTTCACAGGGTTTGCGGTCAATACAGTGCGTGCAACGGTGGCAAGCCACGCGACGACCGCTGATATTTGGTCCGCTGCCGGCAATGAAATCGACTTCACCGGCACGGAAACGATCACTGACTTCCCGGATGCCCCGGTAGCTGGCGCGTCTCGTATTCTGCACTGCGCAGGCGCTTGCACATTTACAAACAACGCGAATATCTCAGTTGAGGGCGCGGCCAACTACACGGCGGCGGCTGGCGACATTGTTACCGTTCATGCGATCACGACTTCGACATTCCGCGTGACGATCAAAAAGGCTGATGGCACAGCGGTTACTGCGCCTACGGTCGCCTCTCAGTCAACGATGGAGACGGCGACAAATAATACAAATATGGTCACGCCACTTGCTGTCAATTGGCATCCAGGGGTGGCAAAGGCATGGGTAAAGGCCGACGCATCAGGAAATGTGCTTGCATCGCACAATATTACATCTGTCACTGATACCGCAACTGGTCGAATCACAGTAACGATTGCTACTGATTTCAGTAGTGCTAATTATGCTGTGGTGGCTTCAGTTAGCCAGGCTGGCGCGGTTATTCGATGGCCCTATCTCCTAAACTCAGCTATCGCAGCTGGCTCATTTGAAATACAGAACCGGGATACCGCAGGTGCTGCGGCTGATCCTGATGCTTGGTATGCGGCTTGTTTTGGAGATCAATAATGCCAATCGTAATCAAACTCTCTACTGGTGGTGTCGCGGTCATGCGCTTGATCGGTGACGCTGATGCAAACGAGGCCATCGAAAAATGGAAATCGGTTAATCAAGGGCTTTACGTGAGCCACCGTGAAATGCCGGATGACGCGATTCCAATAGACCGCACTTTCCGAGATGCGTGGGATGACATTACGCTAGAACCTGTTATTGATATTGACATGGACAAGGCGCGCAGTATTCATCTTGATCGAATTCGTAAACTCCGGAATGCCGAACTTGCGCGTCTGGACATTGAGGCTATCAAGGCGCAGGACATTGGGGACGAAGCCGGGTTGATTGCGGTGCGGCAACGAAAGCAGGAATTACGCGACCTGCCGGAAACGATAGCCGGAGAGCTAAGCGCCGCCTCAAGCGTTCATGAACTTATGGCTATTCAGCCACTGTAAGAGGCGGTAAGCATGGCAATGCTTCGCGTCAAAAAGGCCGGTGCGGTCGGAGTAATCAAGGACCTGTCGCTGGACGACCTTCCGCCGAACGCTTGGACTGATTGCAGCAATATTCGCTTCCTGGATGGCTCCGCGCTGCAGTTTTACGGCCATGGCGAGGTCTACAACAGCCCAAGCGTAGCGCCGCAGTATGTGATGCCGGTCTATAGCGGCAGCACGCGATATTGGATCTACGTGAGCGCGGCAAAGGCGTTCGTGGTGACCAATAGCGGCGGCTCTGCTGTGCACACGGATATCACGCACGCGACGCCACATACTGGCGTGGTGAACCAGTGGACCGGTACGGTATTGGGTGGCATCCCGATTCTGAACGTTGGCGACACATCGAAGGTGCCGATGTACTGGGATCTGAACACGGCAAACGATTTCGTCAACCTGTCGAACTGGCCGGCGAACACGTACTGCAAGTTCCTGCGCCGGTTCAAGAACATTCTAATTGCCGGGAACATTACCGAGAGCGGCACGAACTACCCGACGAAAATCATGTTCTCACATCCTGCAGATCCGGGCACATTGCCCACGTCGTGGGATGACACAGACGCGACGAAGGATGCCGGTGATCAGCCGATTGCAGACGCAGTCGGGCCTCTGGTCGATGGGATGGAACTGAAAGATTCGTTCATCCTGTACGCCGAGAACAGCACGCACGCGCTGGATTACGTCGGGGGCGTCTTCATCTTACGTAATCGCAAGGTGTTCGGCATGTCCGGGGCCATGAACCGCAATTGCATTGCCGAGTTCGACGGCTGGCATTTGGTACTGACCAATTCCGACGTTGTGATTCATGAAGGCTACAACGCACAATCAGTTCTTGATAAGCGTACGCGACGCTACCTGTTCCAGAACATCGACACAGCACAGACGTCAAAATGCTTCGTGTTTCGCAATCCATTCCTGAACGAGATTTTTGTCTGTTACCCCTCAATTGGCGCAACCTCGTGCGACAAGGCGATGGTCTACAACTTCGTGGACAAGACGGTGAGCTTCCGTAGCCTGCCAAACATCAATCACGCAGATTGCGGCCCAGTGGACAACTCCTTGGCTGGAAACTGGAATCAGGATTCGGCATCGTGGTCTTCTGACCTGACCGTATGGAACGGCCAGGATTTCACGCCGGATGTCTCCCGCGTAATAATGGCAAGCGCGGACACGAAGCTATTCATGCTGGACGCATCGGCATCGTTCGACGGCTCTTTGCCGAGTGCATACTTGGAGCGTCGCGGCATGACATTCGACGCGCCAGAGTACATGAAGTTGATCAAGGGCATCCGGGCGCGCATTACTGGCAACAACGGCGATACAGTCACGATCAAGGTCGGCGGTCACAATACCGATCCATATACCGATCCAACCTATGACCAGACGATGACGCATACCATCGGCACAACATTGGAGGTCAACCCCGATGTGTCTTACCGCTACCCGGCAATCCGGTTTGAAACGGGGACCGCGTATCAATGGCGTTTGGACAGCTACGACGTGGAATTTGATTTGGACGGGATGTACTGATGCGCACAACGACTATTAGCAGTATCGGTTACGCGCCAGACGATCCGCCAGCTGAGCCAAGGCAATTACAGCGATTTCTGCGTGATGAATTGCGCAAGATCAGTGCGTCTGTGCAGTTGCTGGCGCTTGGACATCTCGACAAGACGCACGTATCGCCATCGAAGCCACGCGACGGCGATATGCGTTATGCAGACGGCTCGAACTGGAATCCTGGCTATGGTCAGGGCGCCTACATCTACCTTGGAACCTATTGGAAGCGCTTTGCAATGGGTGGCCGGGTGACGGCGAATGTCTCGGCATCCGACACAGTGACGGCGGCAGCATCAAACAATGCTTTCGTTGCCTTCGCGCAGACCTATAGCATCCCGGCAAGTGTTCTGCAGCAGGGGAGCGTGCTCAAGGCAAAGGCGCTGGTGGTGGTGAACAACGCATCAGGTACGGACACGCTGACCGTAGAAATGCGCATCGGCGGAACTAGCCTGATTGCCACGACAGCCGTAGACCCTGGCGCGACGACGGATCTGCACTTGCTCGAATTTGAGTTCACGGCGAGGGCGGCACCGTCTGCAGCAACTTCTTGCGTTGGCGCTGGCCGCTGGATCACGAACACGGGCGGCACGATTGCACACGGAACCGGGCTGCTTGCGCCAACAAATTTTGCAACGAATGGCGCATTGACTCTAGATGTCCGCGCCAAGTGGTCCAGCAATACGGCAAATACAAGCGCTCGGCTCGAAATGCTGAACGTGGAAATTGACTAGAGAAATTGAAAGATCAACAAAGGCACCTTCGGGTGCCTTTTTTATTTGCTAAGGGCGAATCATGGCGACTCCAATCGACAATTGGAATTACGATCAATTGGCTTCGTATATCAATCAGATCCGGAATGCCGGTGATGATTTATATACAAGAGAGAACCTGCTTCGACAGGTTCCCGGCCTCACATTCTCCGGCAACTATTACAGCAACGGTGATCCGATTGTGCAGATGCACAATTTGGAGTCGGACCTTGCCGAAGAGGGCTACAAAGGGCGGGGCTCCGGCTGGAAGTTAACTCGCGGTGCGGACGGCAGTATTGAGCGTATTCCCTATGCATATGGACAGACTCGCCCGAACCCGTGGATGCTGGCCACACTTTTTGCGCCATTGGCTGCGTATGCTGCAGGTGTTGGCGCTGCCGGCACCGGTGCGGCTGCTGGTAGTGCTGGCGGCGCGGCGGCCGGGACGGCTGGTGCTGGTGCTGGAGCTGGCGCGACGCTTGGCTCCGGGGTGTCCTTGGGAGCTGGCGGCGCGACTGGCATCACTGGCGCAGTTGGCTCTGGCGGATTGACCGCTGGCGCCGGAACGGGTCTTGGATTTACCGCTACCGGCGCATCGACAGGGGCGCTTGGTAGCCTTGGCTCTGGCTTCTTTGGCGCGGAAACGTTGGCTGGACTTGGGGCCGCTGGTGGTGCCGGCTTAGCGTCTGGCGCAGGTAGCGCGGCTGGTAGTGGTGCTGGCGGCGGGGCGGCAAGTGGAGCTGGCGGCATCGGTGGAAGTGCCGGCGGCACAGGTGGCGGCAGCATGTGGGACACTGCCATAGACAAAGGGATAGACTTCGCGACCAGCAAGGCCGGATCGACTCTTATCGGCGGCCTGCTCGGCGGTGCCGGGAGCAATGGCCCCGACAACATGACCTCGACGACGCAGCAGCAGATTGACCCCCGCATGGCTGCGATTCTGTATGGATCGAACGGCAATAATGGGTTCCTGTCTCGCGTTCTGTCTGAGTCTACCAAGCCGCAGAATACCGGCATGGCCGGGTTTGGCTCGGACATGGACAAGTATCTGCAGACATGGGGTTCTCAGAATTTCTATGAGAGCCAAAACGCGGCACGAGGGCTGCAGGACAGTAATATCGCGGCCCCGCAGATGCAAGCCGCCCAGATCAATGCGCCAGGGCAGAACAATCTCAATTTGGCGCCAGCCTACCAGGACATGGTTTATGGCGCCCCTGGTTCGAATCCGTTCCTGACTGGCGCGATTCAGCGCGGCATCAACCAGTCCACCAATGCATTCCAAGATCAGCTTTCCGACGTCACGCGGAACCTGACACAGAATATTTTGCCAAGCATCCGTAGCGGCGCGATGATCAACGGCGCCATGGGCAGCAGCCGGCAGGGCATTGCTGAGGGCCGCGCACTGGAAGACTACAGCACGCAGATGGGCCGCGCACTGCAGCGTTTCGGCCAGGGCAACACGGATGCCGCCGTGGCCGCGCAGGCGGGGGCATATGACACTGACCGCAACCGCGCATTGTCGGCAATGTCTGGTCTTGGCGCGCAGCAGTACGGCGTAGCGACCAATCAGGCGCAGCTTAACCAGCAAGCCAATCAGGCCAATCTGCAATCGCAACTTTCCACCAATCAACTCAACTCCGCAAATAAGATCGCAGGCATTGGCGCATCGAGAGGATTGCTTGGCGATGCATACCAATATGGCGCCAATCAGGATGCTTACGGCATGTCGCGCCTTGGGCAGACGAGTAATTTGCTGTCGCCATATACTGGTCTTGGCACATCTTCGACTCAAACCTCTCCGCTATACGAGAACAAGGTAGGCGGCGCTTTGAGCGGTGCGATGGCTGGCCTGGGGCTTTGGAATGCGATGAAAGGCTCCGGTTCGTTGAACAACAGCGGCTTCAACAACTGGCTTGGCGGGAACTCGGCGTCGACCGGTTTGGGCTGGTCTGATCTCGCAAATTCGTTTTGAAAGGGATGAAAATGGGTCTGTTTGAAAATGCCTTCGCCAATCCGGAAACGATGGGCCTGCTAGCTGCTGCCGCGCAAGGGCTGCAAATGTCCGGGCCGTCTCGCGTGCCGGTGAGTACCGGGCAGGTGCTTGGTTCCATGCTGGGAGGCGGGCTGCAGGGGTATCAGGGCGCATTGAGGGCGCAGCAGGAGGCGGAAGAGCGCAAGATGATGGCGGATCATCGGAAGGCGCAGATGAGCCAAATCCAGCGCAAAATTGACACCGAGACTGCCCAACAGGCAGCTATCGGGCGCCTTCGCGCAAAGATGGAGAGCGATCCGACTTACAAGCCAACGTCGGCAGATATGTTCGAGATCGACCCGGAATCCGCGCTTAAGAGCATGACGAGCACTGCGGATTTCGGCCTGGAGCCAAAGATCGGTATTCATCCAACTACTGGCAAACCTGGTTATTTCGTGCAGGACAATCGCAGCGGGACGAAATGGCTTGATGCTGGCGTGCCGGATAACTTGAAGTACATTCCTGGCAATGAATACACACCAGCACAAACATTCAATCCGCGTGGTGGCGAGGTCGCGCCGGCTCGTCCATTTGCTGCTCAGTCGTCAAACGCTGCCCCCGCATCGCCGACAGCAGCGGCCCTCGGCATGCCTGCAGGAGTTCCTGCTAGCGCCGAAGTTGCGCCCGCAGTTGACCAGCTTGCTCCTTGGGCTAGCCTTCGTTCTCCAAAAGAGCAAGACCAGATGCGCGCTCGTGTATATGAGCAAGACAACAAGCGCTTGGACGATCTGCGTGCACAAGTCACCCAAGGTCGGGCTGCTATGCGCGACCTTGAGCGATTCGGGGAGTTGAACCGCGAGCAAGCAACAGGAGGCTTGCTTGATAGAGCTAACTTGTGGACGTTTGACCCAGAAAAGCGCGAAATGGAGTCGATCCAAGCCAGGCTAGCGCCAATGCAACGTGTTCCGGGCTCTGGCACGACTTCCGACCGTGACATTGCGCTCTATTTGCAGAGTCTGCCTGGTGTTGATAAAGACGGCAATGTCAACCGCAACATCCGCGAGCAGTTCGCTGAGCAGTTGAGGAACGCAGAAGAGCAGCTTGCGTTCCGGGAGCGCTATTTGACTGAAAAAGGGCACTTGGTCGGCGTTGACGAGGCATTCCAGCGCATGAAAGGTGGCGGCAAAGACGGCGGGAAGCCGCCTACCGCGCCTTTGGCAAATCCTAACGGCTCATGGACGCAGATAAATGAAAGTGTCGCTGGTACGCAGCCAGCACGCGATTCTGAACGCCTCGCAATTCTGCAAGAGGAATTGTCCCGCGAAACCAACCCGGCGAACCGTGCCGCGCTTGAGCGGGAAATTGGCCGCACACAAGGTGCCAAGTCGGCACCGCAGACAGCGCAGAAGACGTGGAAGGAGTTCGGGTATGCAAACCAGCAAGCAGCCGTTCGCGACGCTCAAAACGCCATCATGCGTAACCCGTCCGCAAAAGCTGAAATCATCCGCCGTCTTGAGGCTGCCGGCATAACAAATCATGGGATTCGATAATGGGAATGTTTGACGATCTGGCGCCGCAACGAGGCGCGCCGACTGGTGGCGGCGGGATGTTTGATGACATTCAGCCGCCGAAGAAAGCGACTCACTCTGCACTTGTTGGCGATAAGCAGATGGCAATCAAGAAAAATGATGAGTCATTTATCAACAGTGTTGCGTCTGGCCTTGGCAATACTGCTGGAGGCATCGCAAGCGGGTTCGCGGATATCGGCAACACGCTGATTAATGCAGCCGTCGAAGGTGGCGAATACGTGCGAGACAAGGTCACATCGCCCGCGGTAAGCGAACTCGTGACAGGCCGGCAGCCGTCCGCCATCAAACGCTGGAACGACGCTCGTAATGAGTCGCTGAAAGCCTTTAATGACGAGCACAATGATTCGACCGCCTTCAACGTTGGGCGTATCGGCGGAAACGTAGCTGCCACTTGGCCGGTTGGCGGCGTCCTTGGCGCTGGAGTGAAGGCGCTGTCCGCTGCGCCGAAAGTGCAGGCACTCGGCAACGCAATCTCATCTGGCGGCTTTCGCACTGGCATCAATCTCGCGGATGATGCGTCTAAACTGGCAAAGCTTGGGAATATTGGCCTGCGCTCTGCCGGCGGCGCGATTACTGGCGGCGCGTCAACCGCGCTTGTGAGCCCTGATAGCGCTTTGACCGGCGCAATGGTAGGAGCTGCCTTGCCTCCTGCTATCGCTGGCGCTGCTAGGGGTAGTGAATATCTCGGAAACGCCATGCGTTCTTTCGTGCAGCCATTTACCCAAAAGGGGCAGGAAGAAATTGCACAGAATGTGATTCGTCAGTTTGCTAGGGGGGGGCCAACATCGATCAATGCGGCACAAATCGTTCCTGGCTCCACGCCGACGTTAGCCGAAGCAACCGGAAACGCAGGCTTGGCGACGCTTCAGCGGGGCACGCGAGACATCCGACCGAACGCGTTTATTGAGCGCGAGGCGCAAAATGCTGCTGCGCGTACCGCACTGTTTGATGAGATTGCTGGCGATCCTAGCAAGCTGGAGTTTTTCAAAGCTGACCGTAAAACTGTCGCAAAGCAACTTTATGACGAGGCGCTAGACCAGGCTAATCAGCAACCATTAACACCATGGCTAAAAGGGCAAATCACCCAATTGAACAAAGCCCCTACCATCCTCGAAGCGAGGAAGGAAGCGCAACGTTTGGCGCGCGATAGGCTCGAAAAGCCCTCTTTTAATGGAAGCCTTCGCGGGTTGCAAGACATGAAGACCATCATTGACGACAAGATTAGCAAGGCCGTCAGAGAGGGACGGGGAGGGGAGGCAGAATCACTGGGTAATCTGCAAAATAAACTTACAACAGTGATGGAGAAGTTGAGCCAAACTTATGCAGAGGCAAATGCAACTTATGCGGCTATGAGCAAGCCAATTAACTCAATGGAAACTCTGCAGGGGCTGAGATTAACAGATGCGAGAGGAAATATTACTCTCGCAAAAGTAAAAAATTCCATAGAGTCACTAGAAAGACTTCGGTCTGCACCTGGTTTTAATGCAGCCAAATCCGTAACCGACGATCAACTTAGCGCCCTAAGGGCCATTCATGATGATCTGCTTCGGCAGGATAACCTTGGCCTTGGAAGATCAATAGGTTCTAACACGTTCCAAAATCTTGCTACGGACAACATCCTGAATTCAGCTCTTGGCGATGGGCTGTCGCGACTTGCTGATAAGTATGGTGTAAGTGGGGTGCTTGGTCAGGTTGGGCGCTTGGCTTACTCCGGGCCGAACGAGGCAATCAGAAACAGGCTGGTGAACATGATGCTTGATCCGCAATTGGCGGCGCCGGGACTCGTTAGCAATCCGCAGTTGGCAGCGCCTGGGATGCTGACTAGGATTTTGTCTGATTCTCGCGTTCAGCAGCCGCTTTATCTCGCTGCGCCGGTGGTTTCGACTTCCCGGTAAAGCCCCGCCAAAAACCATATATTGCAGCAAGGCCAACAAGGACAAAGAACTTCAGCCAAAGGTAATCAGTAAATTCCACGGCCACCGCCCAATAACCAAAATCCCCATTATACACACGGCCAAGTGGCTGTATTGATGCGTTGCAATAATAACAACTGACCGCCTCCGGGCGGTTTTTTATTTCTGGAGCCGAAATTGATTCGCCTATCGCACCTCGTCCAATCGCCGGCTGATGACCGGGATTTTATCTATCAGCCGTCGAACAAGGAACTGCCGCCAGCGGTGGATCTGATACCGGAAGTGGAGGAAATCGAGAACCAGCGGGACGCCGGCTCTTGCACTGCGCATTCCACGACGACGGCGGCCGAAGTGATCGACAATTGCGGCGGTTACCTGGATGACCTCAGTCCGCAATTCAACTACGACGTGACGCGAGCCTACGAGCAGCGTCTTGACCAGCCAGGCGCGAACCTGCGCAATGCGATCAAGATGGGGATGAAGTTCGGCTTCTGCCTTGAGTCAGAATATCCCTACGCGAACTCTGAGAAGACCGGCACTCCGCCGCCCGAGTGCTATGCTAGTGCGGCCACGCGCAAAATCACCCGGTATGAGGCCGTTCAATTGGCAACCTTTGGTAGTGGCGTCGGCTTCTGGGATGCGGTGACCAACGTCAAGAGCGCGCTGGCAGAGGGCCTGCCGGTGATTATTGCCATGCGGGTGTATGAGCCAATTTTGGCTCTGAAAGGCCCACTGAAAGACCAGAACTATACGATCTACAGCAATGGCGCCAAGTACATCGGCAATCACGCCGTCACGATTATTGGCTACGACGATGACTTGGCGAGCTTCATTTACGTCAACTCGTGGGGGAAAGAGTGGGGCGACGGTGGGTTCGGGCGGCTGGAGTACCGCCAGCTTGGCGAGGTTTTCGAGGCGTGGGTAATTCGCGGATATCGTGACGTTGAGATTGTGAAGCCCGAGCCTCCCCCAGCGCCCGCGCCAGAACCTCAGCCCGAACCAATCCCTGAACCGCCGAAGCCAGAACCCGCGCCAGATCCCGTTCCACCAGCTCCGAAGCCGGAGAAAAAATCCAGCAAATCCGGAGTGATTATCGCCGGCGCCATTCTCTTGGTTTTCATTTTGTGGCTGGCCGCCGAACGGATGTAATTCCAGAAGACATTTGATGCAGTGCAAAACAAAAAGTTCTACAACAACCCGCCACGAGCGGGATTTTTTTTAAGGGGTAGCCCATGCAACAGCTCAAACCAGCGGTTGACACACTGTCTGTCGCCAATATCGTCGCAATCATGGGGGGGTGGCTCCCCTCTATAGCAGCGCTCGTTTCGATTATATGGGGGCTCATCCGGATCTATGAGACAAAGACTGTGCAGAGATGGGTTCGCGGCTTACCCAAGGCGAAATGCATTTGCACT